CGTAGACATAGAATGTTATTTCCCTCTGCGTATGCCATAGGCTAGAGGGCCCCTATAGGATATTTAAGTTTGCTCTTCTGTGGCTATATCTTCGGATAAGGAGAGAGCGATCCCAACAAACAAGTTGGCTGTGGGAATAAAGAGCGGGTATCGGTTACGATCGACCCGGGTTTGCGGAATAAGCCTGAATAATTCCTATGTGGTTAAACACCAGGTTGTAAGTATAAGATAACTTTCAAACCCCTTTTCTCTTCTCTATCATGACCACAACATACGAAAGCACGATGACTACGATCCGCTCGGTAACGCCGGCGGCACCGATCCCACGGTGTACGAGAGAAGCTAGATACCGCACCCGGATGGGTGAGGTTAGAATTGAACAGGAAACAGACCGCTACTACGCTGACTTGCACGGAGGCGTAGATAAGGACTGTTTCTGTTTCCCCGATGTTGGGCGAAACTTAAATGAGGGCATTGTCGCTCTGTTCGAATGGATTTGCTATTCGAAACGAGAGCGTCAAGACCGCGCAGTAGCTAGGGGGCTACGTGCGGAATGTTTGGAACAAATCATGTTCGATCATGGTACCGTTGACGAGGGAGTCAAGGACTATTGTGAGACCGTGGTTGCCTGCAAGGAGCGTGTGGCGGAGGATCAGAGGATCGCCAACGAAATTGCGGGCATGGAGTGTAACGATGCTGATGTGTGGTTTAGGTCTATAGGGCTTAGACCCATCGTGCTAGGCAATCATAATGCTATCGATTTGTATGATCAACAATCCAATGTGATTGAAGAGGAACGCGAATTGATGCTTAGATTTGCCGATGAACAGGATGAGCAGCATATCAATGTCGAATTTGATGAACAAATCTCTGCCTTGCAAACTAGTCATGATTTAACACCCGAGCGTGTGGATCAGTTACGACGAGTGCGCAATGTAGATCGAAATCGCCTTTACAGCGTGATCCGGCATCCAGACGGCCAGGTCGCAATGGTTCGAGTGAAGAAGGAGATAGCTTATGAACAGTGTGTTGAAGAGCATCCATTACCTGCCAGAGATGACAGAAGTATGGTTGCCAGAATCGCGTACTCTACTAAGCTTGTGTCTATTCTTGTTAACGTAACTAGATCGAAGTTTGGGAAGATGAAGAAGGTTGAATCTAACCTTCGTGTAGTCTCCCATTACATGCGTCAGTTATTGCGTAAACAAGGAATGCCTCCCTTTGCTATAGACAGGCATGTCTCTATCGCTGCAAATCTTTATTTTAATGATTTGCATTACGATCTTCTCCTCAATTCTCTTATTGACCAAGCTTTGGCTAATAAGTTTTCTGGGGTGGAGGCGTGACGGTATGGCTGCCATACGATTATTGGAGTTGATGCAACCAATAATCATGTCGAGAAAACCCTACGCATTAAATTGTATGGTGAGCCGGTACAAAGGGAAAGGAAATTCGTTGGAATTGATGGTTTGTGCAAGAAGAATATGGGAGTGTACAATAGTAACGTAAGTGCTATTGTCGCCGCCCTTAGTGAAAGATATTTTTCTTGTTTAGTTGAAGGGGCGTTTGTCCCAGCTCTGAAAGTTGCCAGCGGTGCTTATGATGAGGCGAAAGCTTTTCGTAGCGCTGTTGTTCGTTCTGTGCGGAAGATGGGCTTGAGTGTCCGGACGCGTGGAGAAGTGGTTGCGATGTACCACGGAAGAAAACAAAGACTGTACCAGAAAGCGAAGGAGTATTTGGATACTCACGGGTTGCCTTATAATGCGCACCATTTATCAACTTTTGTCAAGTTTGAGAAGATGGACACATCAAAGGCTCCACGGATTATCCAACCTCGTGATTATACGTACACCCTCGAATTAGCCCGATATCTAAAACATACGGAGAAGGCATTCTATCGTGCCATAGCTAAGCAATTCGGGGGACCCACGGTGATGAAAGGATATAATTGCCGTGATTCAGGTAGGTTGCTGCGTGAGATGTGGGATGATTTCTCAGATCCTGTGGCGATCGGACTGGACGCAACGAAGTTCGATATGCATGTTACGTTGGAGGCATTGAAGTATGAACACGGGTTTTACAATGAGTTATATCATAGTCATAAACTCGAGAAACTACTTCGCCGACAAGAGAAGAATCATGGAACTGCGTATGCACAAGACGGGTACGTCAAATTTTTAATTGACGGAACAAGAAGTTCAGGGGATATTAACACTGCTTTAGGCAATTGCCTAATCATGTGCTCCCTCGTTCACACTTGGCTGAAGCGCGTTGGCGTTCGGGGCAGACTGGCCAACAATGGCGACGATTGTGTCGTCATTGTTGAACGCGGAGATCTCATCAAGTTTACAGGTGGACTTGAGCATTGGTTTATAGCCAAGGGATTCCGGATGAAGGTCGAAACCCCCGTGTCAACATTTGAACGAATTGAATTTTGCCAATCTCATCCTGTAAAGTGTAGTGATGGATGGAGAATGGTGAGAAATGTGGCTACGTGTCTTTACAAGGATGCGATGTGTCTTATGCCAGTTAATTCTAGCAAAGACATTGCCATGTGGTTAGGTGCTGTTGGAGAGTGCGGTCTATCAATCTGTAAAGGGGTTCCAGTGATGGAATCTTTTTACAGTATGTTTGATAGAGCTGGCAAGACTCCAACAATTGGGTTTATGGAGAGGTACACTGCTAATTCGAGCTACCAAGAGCGTAAGATAAAGACTGATGCTAGGATCAATTCCGAGACTAGACACAGTTTTTATTTAGCTTTTGGTATAGAACCGGATAGGCAGGTGGACTTTGAAACTCATTTTCGTAGTAGTTGTATTGATTTTCACCTGTATGATAAATTGAATCATATAAAACAACAATCTATCGAAATAGTCCCAAATCACGATGAATTCGCAGAAGAATAAAACGAAGAAGCCAGTTAAGAAGAACGGCCCGCAACAAAAACTTGCTAAAGTCCAAGCACGTTCACAGAGTTATCTCAGTGTTTATAGAGCTGCATTGTCAGATCCTTTTAGTACATTAGCCCAGGGAGCTCGTGTACCTGACATGTATTCTGTCCCTACGGCTACACGCCATATCACTCGCAAACTCACGCTGTCCTCAAATGCCAGCGGCGAGGCTGATTTGGTTGTGTTGCCATCCGCCTTCTATCACGCAGTTTCTGCACGTGGTAGTGTAGTAGGCGGTTCCACTTGGGTTACAGGTGATGGAGTGTCGACCACTAATTCTGTTGTATTTACTACAACAGCTGCAATGGCCGCGCAGTTGGTTAATTATCGTATTGTTGGATACGGAGTTAAAGTCATTGGAGTTGCTTCTATGACCACAAATTCCGGATCTATTACGATAGCTACAGCACCAACTGAAGGCTTTCAAAACATTCAGACCGCCCCTGTGGGTGGTCAAGCTAGCAACACTAACAACGCTGCAATGACCGTCGCTAACACCCTAACCTCTTGGGGTGTTCCGAATGTGTCAAATGTGGTGTCTGTTGCTGCACTTGTTGATTTGCCTAACTCCCTCGAATCCTCGATGGTAAATATATCTGAGCGTCCTATCACGGTGACGCCTAAGATTTGCAGTCCTTCTGCCTTCCAATTTAAGATGTGTTCTGACGTTGGGCCCGGTTACAATATTCAGTCTCAGACGAGTCTTGCAGTCGTGTCCGCCGGTAACGCTAGCTATCTACAAGTTGGGGGTTTGGAGACCGTGATTATTGCTGCCACCGGTTTGCCGGTTTCTACCAGTGTGCTTGATATTGAGATCACGTATCACTTGGAGGGCATCCCTTTTATTTCTGCTACAGCCAATACCCAAATTGGTTCGGACGCCGCTGCTATTGTATGCGATCCGATGGGTTGGATGAACGTTATTAAGGATGTGGCCGCAGTACCAGCTTTCAAGGCCGCCACGATCGGGCTAGGGAATTCCTTTTTCCCCGGCCTAGGAACTATGGTTGGTAAGTTTTTGTAAGTTGTCGGGCTTTTGCCCAAGATGCCATGGACGCTCAAAGGGCGCCATTGTGCATAGGAGTGGTTCTGCTAGATTGTTTTTCGCAATTAGGCAGTTTGGATTTAGATGTCATTTATTCATGTTGTGTAGGGAGTCGGAGGACTTTGGATGTGTGTGTAGCGGGGCCCGGGACGGCACTGAGCACTATCATCACCTACATGATGACAGCGTTGTCATTTCTTCGCTGTCGTTGTCGTGCAAGGACAATAATTGAATTATTTCGCATCCCAAAATTAACCAGGTTGGTATGAAATGCTCACAAAGCTACCATTTACCATGAAATGAGAAGCCCACCGGAGGGCAGGTTCTTGATGAACGAGGTTGTACCTCACCTTACAAGATGCAAGACACTGGCAAACAGGCGGCACGGGCATACGTGACTGGAAGAAATTCCCACCTATTGAGAGTAGGAGTGGCAAGACTATCTTGTACCGATGCACTTGGTGAAAGTGCACTTGGCGTCGCATGGTGCGGCGATGGGGACCACAGTGGTCTGGGCGTGAAAGTTTCGTAAAATAATTAGGGTTAGCCCTGGGCCGTGAAACTGCCAAAAGTCATCAATCCTCTCGGGAGAAATCCCG